CTGGTTTGTACCAATTGATCAAATGTCTTTATGATCTTTTAATGTTTCGTATTTTATAATATGAACCTAGACGTGTTCTACACAACTGTGAGGGACAGGAGTTACATTCATGATTTACCTTTAAGTGTAAAAACGATTGATGATGCTCTTGAAAACTACCCCTCGCACTTTGTGAGTACTGAGCAATTCCGACGATTAGTCAGAAACTCGGGAAAAGATCCGTCTATGGCTTGTTTGTCTGATACGTATAGGAAGTATGGTATCGCCTGGGCTTCATCGCCACTAGACCATTTCGTTGCTGAAAGCATGAAAGTTTACGATCGTGAGATGTACGATGGTCTGAAGGGATATACCAAAACTCCTCGTCTCGGAAGGGCTTTGCATACTTTACTTAAGTTCGCGAAACCTCTCAAGACAAGCAAGAATGTTAGAAGTGATCCTTTGGTTCATTCCGCCTACCTTGAGGCCCTGCAGGATGTCAGATCTTTGTTTAAAGATATGAAGTTTGACACTTTGCCTTTGGCCGACATGTTTAAGCAGTTACCCGTGAATACGAGTGCTGGTTTTCCATATTATAGACAGAAGAGTGATGTCTTAGATGATTGCCGTCAGGCTACCACTGAGAATTATTTTCGTTTATTGAATGGAAAGAAAATAGAGCAACGACCTTGTCTGTTGGCTCTTAGAGGACATGTTTCAGAACTATCCCGAATTAAGACTCGTCCAATTTGGATTAATAGTTTTGACAACGTCGCTCTTGAAAACATTCTTTTCCGTAATGTTTACGATTATGTTTTCAATGATCCTGATTTTAATAATCTGATCATGACTGGTCCGGCTACGATCAAAAGATTACGCGATTATCTTTCTGCTCCTTCTCGACTCTCCTTCTGTAATTTAGATTACTCTGCTTGGGATGCTTGGCGCTGCCGGTTTGCTGCTCGCGACCTTTTCAAGGTTTTCCGATCCGTCCTGAATCTTAAAGAAGGCGAAGGTTCTGTTTTTGATTATGTCGAGAAGCAATTCTTAGACTCAATCCTAGTCCTACCTGACGGTTCGGCTTATCGTAAACGCGCTGGCACTCCTTCCGGTTCACTACTCACGGCTCTTTTCAACTCTCTGCTAAACTACCTCGTTCTTAGGACCTGCTTTCGGTTTCATGGTGTGACACATTGTGTCGAGTTACTTCGAGTTTTAGGCGACGACGCTGCTTTCAACATTGGTGTCTCTGATCCTCGCGGTTTTATCGAGAAAATGGCTGCATTTGTTGACCACTATTTTGGTTTGACTCTTAATCCAGACAAATGTTTGGTTACCGACCATCATGCTCCCGTTGAATCTCGAAAGTTTATTGGTTATTCTTTACGAAATGACCAACTTTACCGCCCTGTTGAAGAGTTTTTTAGATACCTTCTCTATGTTGAACGTCCTGTTGAAGATATCCGAACTTCCTTTTCTCGCGTTGTCTCTTATCTCCTCTTGGGTGGGATTTATCATCATGAGTTTTGCGCTTTTGTCGAAGCTTATTTAGGGCACTACCAACACCTATTGTCTACCCAGTCCAATTTAGCAGATTTATCTGTTTTTAAATTTGGAAATTTACGTGTGATTAAGCATGTATTCCAAATGGAACTGGATTCCTTTTTTGGTGAAGGCATCTCTTTAGAAAGTTTCCGCTCTTGGGATTTTCTCTCATTACCATTCCGTTTCACTTTAGGGCACAATGCACCCCTCCGCGAATAAATTCTGGCT